TGGCTCAGTAGATGGTGCTGTTGGTAACCATGGCGCAAGAAAGTGTTTGCGCTTGGCGTTTTTCATTTTTGGCATTTAGTTCCCTCCATTTGTTTCTAATTTTGCCGTTACATCTAACATGTAAATATAAAAGCCTTGCTCATCACGGTCATTTAGGAATGGCTGTGATACTTCAAGGCCTCTGAATTGATATGAATTGTTTTTGCTAGGTAGATCTAGATTAAAATTAGCAAGAGCATGATTGATGGCCCACAAAATAGAGCTTGTTTTTTGGTGATCAGTCGTTTTGATTGCCACCTCAAAGACAAGACTAATGTCCTGCTTGCCGTTCATGTACTCTTTTAAAATCTTCCCACCTGGCAAAGGATATAGCACTAAGTCCTCTTTCTCTGATAAGTAGTCAAGCCTACAAGTCAGAGAGAGGTTTAGCGTGTTGATGAAATCTCTGAGGACTTCTGAAAAATCATTGTTATTCATGCTTTTACTCCCATTGCTCTTAGTCCGACTTTCCCCCACTCACTAGAATGTAGAGCCTCAGCTTTCAAGTCCCACCGCTTACCTGTTCCAGGTGTAGTGTACTTCTTAAAGACAAACGTCCTAACCTTGTTGTAGCTTGAGCCGTAAAATTGAGCTCTAGCATAAGGTCCAGGATATTTAACTCCGTCTTTTGTCGTTTGGCCACTTCCACTAAGTTCACCGCTTTTGCGTGGCACAAAAGGAGTAAAGTCAATCAACATCTGATTAGCTATTGCTAACTTCCCTTTTGCTAATGCCGTTGGGGATACCTTTTTCTCAATGCCCTTTAAATCAACCTTGACAGATACGCTTGTTCCCATCAGATACACTCCACTTCATAGCAAAATACTTTTTTCTTGTGTGGATAACTGACAGGAACCACAGAGGTCACTCTGTACTCACGTTCTCCGTCGTTGATAATGGCATTTTCAAAGGTCTTGTCTAAGATGACAGGGCAATATTTAGGGTACACAAATAATGTGCTAGGCTTGGACTCTTTGCGGTTGTTCTTCGTGCCTTGCACTTGATACTGTCTGTCAAACCTAACAGTTCTAAGGGTCACTGGGCTCTCAAATACTTCTTTACCCCATCCGTCTTTTTCTCCTGTGGTTTTCTGAATTGTTACAGTATCAATCAATAACCGTTTATCAATGTCTGTCATAACCTACCCCCCTAAAGCCAAATCCTGCTGATTTCAGAGTATTCAAGGCGTCAAGTGATAAGTTATACCTAGCACTCTCTAAAGACTGGCTAGAGGAGTTCTTGTAAGTGATATGAGTACGCCCTAGAACCACAGTAGAAACTGATTGTTTATCATCAGCCGTAGTGATCCCACTAGCGTCCAAATATGCTACCTGGAAAGCCGTAGCCAGCTTGACAGCTTGCTTTCTGTGCTCAATTTCTTTCTCAAAATCTGCAAAGCTGTAGAAATTGTTAAGAAAGAGGTTGATAGCAATCTCTGCCCTTGTTAGTAGCTTTTCAAAGTCCTCAACTTCATCAAAACCAAAATCCTTAAATTCATCTTGTGTTAAGTAGGTCATGACCTCACCGCCTTAAATTAAATAATCTGGATTTTCAGAAAGTCCTGGAACCACATCTGACTCGATTTCTTCTAGCCAGTTGTCTCCATATTCCGCAAGTGTTTGTCTATTAATTTCATCCGCCTCAGCAGCTGTCATTTCATACACATTATTTACATCAAACTGTTGCCCTGTTTTTTCCATAAAAAAGTTTGTTTTAGCTTTATATTTAGCCATTTACTTTATTCCTCCACTTCGTATCCTTGATTTTCAAAGGCTGAAATCATGATCGGGTCAGACAGGGTAAAAGAAACCCCGTCTTTTGTCAAAGTAACAGTTTTTTTGGCAATTTCCTCTGTCACTTCTTGGATTTCCACAACTTCATCTGTGATTTCTTCATTCTCCTTAGCCATTAGTAAGCCTCCTTATGCTGATTTGTGAACGTAGATAGCTTTCTTCTTGTTGTCAAGAACGAAAGCGTCATAACGGATACGACCCTCAACGAGCTTGCCGTTAATTCCTGGTGGGTTATCGTGGATCTTGTAGTCTTCCAACTTGATAGGAGATGGAGTAGCCACAGGGTGAGCGATAATAAACTCTACATTTTGCGGCAAGCGTGATGTAGGTGTCAAAACTACTGGCAAGCCGTCAATCATACCTACTTGACCTTTGATAGTGATTTCTTGACCAAGGTCAGAATTTTTCACAAATGTTGGGTCAAGTTTGATGAGTTTGTAGAACTTAGGTGATACATGCAAGACACGGCCAGCTGTAGGGACAAAAGCGTCAGTGAGCTTAACCTGACCATCAAGAACAAGCTCGTAGGCGTTTGTTTTAGTTACTGAACCAGTAGCAATATGATCTGTATCTGCACCAGCTACGATTGTTGCAAAACGGTAAGCGTCCACTTCTGGGATAATGACTTCTGACAACTGACGCGCAAGGGCTTTTCCAGCCTCCATGACCCCATTTGTGTCCTGTTCAGATTTCTTGTCAATCGTGAATGTGAAAGAGCGATCTTTCTTCATTGTCATAGTTTGAACTGTATTTCCAAGTTCCTCAGCTTCACCGTAACGGTTTTGCCCAGTTGTCTTGTAGTCATTCATTCCTGATGTAGGGATAGAGTAGACCTTGACGGTGTCAACTCCAAGAAAATCAAAATCTTGGTTAACAATACCAGTAGATAGGGCCTCTTTAGCAAAGCGCTCATCTACTTTTTCATCAAATTTTGCTGCGTAATTTACTGCCATGTGTAATAATCCTCTTTTCTTTATTTTTGGTTTTATACGCTATCAAAGCCTGCAAATAGGGCTTTGTCCTCTGCGCTTAGATGATCGTATCCAGTTTCTGCTGGTGGATTTCCGTGCACAGAGATATTAGGGTTAGGTTGCTTGTCCTCGGCTTGGAATAGGTAAGGGCTTGACTCTTTGAGTGAGTTGATTGTGTCCTCTAGTTGAGGTTTCCCATCTTCCCCTAGCTCAATTTTGTCTAGGT